TATTTATGAAATATTTTTATTCATCAAAATAAAACTATTCTTTCTTTTCTGGTCTAATAGATAATATACATGGTAATCAAAATCAACAAAATACCTATAAACAAACCGACATTGTAAACATATTGAAGTTTGTATTTTTTATATGTATTTTCTTTTAATATTAAAGAACCATTGTCTGTACCAGCAGTATCATTATACATGTGAGTCAAATTCGTATTTTTATCCTTTTCTGTTTTGATATTTACATCTACTAATTTGATTATATTGTTCAACTTTTCAATTTTGTTTTGCATAGTCAATAGTATACTGGATAATTGATCATTTATAAATTTTAATCTAGTTTGGCTTGTATCAAATGTATTTTTATAATCAGTATTTTGTGGATGGGTCTTGTATTGAATATAGTATTTTTTAAAATCATCTAAAAGTGCTGGATATTGATGACTTAAATCAGTCAAGTTTTGATATATTGTTACATTTGCTTTTTTTTCTGCATCTACATCTATTGTTGAATCGTTTGACATCTATATATAATATGCAGATGAAAAAATATACAAGTATACAAGTGTATAATCACATACATATTCAGTGTAAAAATACTATTTTTTCTTTATTGGGTTCAAATCATGGAACATATTCTATAATACTTGGAATAAATGGCTGTTTTGGAAGGACGAGTAATTTCACATACTTGTCCAGGTCGAATACCAATTACCTGTGCAACAGGATCATATCTAGAAATCTCAGGAAACTGGGTATCATTTATAATATTGTATTTTTTTTTGATTTCATCTACTTCATTTGTAGATAATATGCGATGATCAGGCACTAGTGTATGATTCAATATATTATACTGCAATGACACTATGCTTTGAATTACAATAAATATCTGATCTTGTTCCCAAATATGTTTTAATTCCTGCATCAATATATCATTCATTTGATCTTTTACAATAATCATCAATGTATCTTTTTTTGTCAACATTTCAGACAAATGAAACAAATCATCAATTATATCTTGAATGTTTTGAGGTCGCAAAGTTTTACCTAAATAATAACGAATATATATTTTTTGTTTCTCTTCAGAATCCGTTTTTTCCATAAGCATATCCAATTGTTTGTTGTGATATTTGCTATTGATTTCATTGATAGTAAATTCTTCGTATTCTTCAATATTGTAATGTTGCTTTTTCATCAATTCCAATAGTGTTTTGCGAGATTTGTATATTGATGATATCAAACTACTATCCATTTTGTATTATATTAATATTACATAATATCCTTTTTTTTAATTCAATTTTTATTTTATTATTATTTGTTTTATTTTGTCTGTATTTTCTTCTTTTGGAGATGATGTTTCTTCACTTTTCTCTCGAGATTCTTCTACTTTTTCTTCTATTTCTACTTCTAATATATTTGGTTTGGTCATTGACTTGATCATTGACTTTTCTTTGGATTTGGAGTCGTTTTCTATATTTTCATTTGTTTTTTTACTTGAATATATTTTCAAAAGCAATTCTTTGTCCTTTTCAGGAAGCTCGTCAATTTGTGCTTTCAATTCGGGATTGCTTATACTTAATTCAGACAATATGCTATTTTCACTTACAGGTGGAGAGAAATCAGGAGTTTTAGGAGAATAATACTTTTGCGAAACATTTTCAGAAGGAGAATAAGCTGGGCTATATGGTGCATATTCTGGGCTAGCAGGTGCGTAAGCAGGACTGGTGGGTGCGTAAGCTGGGCTAGCAGGTTCAAACCCTTGAAAATAAGTATCATTTGTAGCAGAAACAGCCAAAGCGATAGGATTCATATTTTTAGTATCCTTGGGTTCACTAGGAGAAACAGGCTTTTTCATATTTTCCTCATTTATTTTCTGCGTCAATTTACGTATATATACACGTGTTAATAATCCAATATCACTATCATCATGCATCAACTCATTGATATTGTTGGAATAACTCATATTCATTAATTGATCCACATTTGTATCTGTAATCATTCTCATTTGAATATTCATCGTTTGTAATTCTTGTATCAATAATTTAAATGCATAAGGAATACGAACAATACTGAATGAACGTCCAAATCGACTAATATTGTCAATATTCATTTTTCCATCCAATGTATTGGTAAAATGGATAGGACCATCTACAAAAGGACTCAAAAACAAATTTAATGGTTTATTGTAAATGGCAATGCCTCCTGTTTTATTACATACTGCCATATAATATTCATCTCCACGAATCAAAAAAGAATCATTCAAAAATCCCGACATTCCATGTCCCAATACTCCATCCCGTTCCATTTCACCAATACGTAATCCACCATCATTGGCTCTTCCTTGTACTGTTTGACGCGTCAAATTGGTTCGAGGTCCCAATGCACGATAATTAATCTTGTCTTTTACCATGTGTTTCAAACGCATATAATAAGTGGGTCCCATGTAAATCTCAGAAGTCAATTGTTCTCCCGTCATTCCATTATACAATAGTTGATTTCCACTCGAATGAAATCCTGCATTTACCAACATCTCTCCATATACATCCACATTGGGTCCTTTGTTAGCAAAGGCAGTGCAATCTCCAAATCCGCCATAAATAGCACATGTTTTACCAAGCAGTGATTCAATCAATTGTCCAATGGTCATGCGTGATGGAATGGCATGTGGATTGATAATTAAGTCAGGACGTGTTCCATCACTACAATAAGGCATATCTTCTTCAGGTATAATTAGTCCAATGGTTCCCTTTTGTCCACTACGCGAAGCCATTTTATCTCCAATAGCAGGTATTCTCTCTTCACGAACACGGACTTTGGCAATACGAAATCCTTCTTCACCATCTGTAATAAAAGATTTGTCAACAAATCCAAGTTGTCCCTTTTTTGGAAACACGGAAGAATCTACCAAAATATCGGATTCCTCCGAACTAGAAACCACTTGACCAATGACGACTATTTTGTCATTTAAAGGTGTATTTTCTTTGATCAATCCCCATTTGTCCAAATAACTATAATCATATCCTGGTTTTATTTTTGCCACATTTGCTTTGGAAGCAACATCGGCAAAATAAGAATTGGTAGTAGATCCTGCCACTTTGGAACTTTCTTCTCTACCTTCATACATGGAATAATACGAGGTTCGAAACAATCCTCTTTGAATTGACCCTTCATTGATTAGAATAGCATCTTCCACATTGTAACCCGTATACGACATGATTGCAACCATGGCATTGATACCATAAGGCTGTTCTTCTTTGTTGATATACTCTAAATACCTCGATTTCACGAGCGGAATTTGTCCATATTCTAGGATCACCCCCATTTTGTCAATTCGCATTTGATAATTTGAATGATATACTGAAACGGCTTGTCTACTTTGTCCACAAGAAAAAGCATCACGTGGATAAGGATTGTTTTCCGGAAAAATAATTTGATTCCCCATGACACCAAGAAGGAGGGAAGGATCAATTTCAACATGCGTATAATATTTGGATTGATTTATGTCATTTTGCATTTTACTTTGCAAATCATCATGGGTCATTGCAATGAGTGCACCTCCTTCTTCTGAGGTATCAATATATTCAATCACTGATTTGTTTTCCATCATTTTTTCTTGCAAGGCAACTACATTAGAATCGGAATCCGAACCCGAACCACCATCTGGAAACAATGTGGACACATCATAAATGATATTCTTCTTGACATTGAAATCTGCTGGTTTGGATCCAAATCCCGAGAGAAGTTGTTGCCAGGTAAAATTTCCCATTTTCATCAGTTCAAGTATATGTCTTCTATTGTAACTGATTTGTTTCCTACCATTCACTTGATCTATATAATAAATGGGACGAATCAATCGTCCTGCATCTGTATAGATATATATTTCATTTTTTTCGTAATCAAATGCAATACTCATAAAGATGGGAAGTATCCCGTTTCTTCTGTATAATTTCATCTTTTTTACGGCTTGCAAAGGATCTTCGAGAGAACCAATCCACACTCCATTCACAAATACTTTGGTCATATTTTGCAAAACTTCGGGAATGGTATTTTGTAGCGCCACAATTTGCAACTCTCGATTGGATAACAACCATTGAATGATCGGTTTGGAAGAAAATCCACTTGTAATGGATGTCATGATGGCCAGATGTTTATGCAATCCGATATTTGCACCATCGGGTGTATCTACGGGATCAATAAATCCCCATTGAGAAGAATGCAATAGACGAGGTCCCACCACTTTGGCACTCGCATCCAGTGGCAAATTCATTTTTCTCATTTGGGACATGAATGTATTCCAAGACAAACGATTCAAATCTTGCACTACACCGACACGTTTGGTATGTTCCTGGGATCCCCAATTTCCTTTGAATGCCTTTTTGAATCCCGTTTCTACTATACGCTTTTTGAAATATTCAATCGAATTGTCTTCAATGAGTGCTACAAAGTTTTCTTTATATTGTCCTTTGTTGAAATAATATTTCTTGTCAATGTCTCTTGCCAATTCTTGATTTTGAATCAAGAGATATTCGCGAAACAAATCATACAACAAGTTTCCTGTCAATTCTACGCGTTTAAATCGGAAATTGTCACGATCTGTTGGTTGTTCTTGTTTCAAATATACTTTTAACAATCGATTCACCATATACCCCACATAATATGCTTTGTCTAATAAATTGGTTTCTCCAATATGCGGTAAAAAATAGTTGGTCAATATGTTCAAGACAGCAATGGTGCTTTTCTGGTATTTGATAAACGTGGATATATATTCAATGGCTGTTTCTTGATTGAAAATCTTGTTTGCTTCATGAATAGAGGGAATAAACAGGTCTACAAATTCCTGATTTTTATCTAGATCCAACAAGCAATATTTGATAATATCCTTGTCTGAGGTTACACCTAAGGCACGCATCAAAATAAACAGAGGGACCGGTTTTCTTACATTGGGAACCAAGACGACTATTTGATTGTTTGTATAAGTGTTACTAGGTGCAATTATTTTTACGGCAACATTGCGGATCGGTTTGGATGCGTTCTCAGAAACGGAACGGACTTCGGCAGAATGACTATATATGTTGTCTTCTTTGTTTTCACGAATATAAATCATATTGTCTGCAAATTTT